TATCATTCTCTTTCATGTATTCCCAGTTGCACATGAACTCAGTGCCACCACCACCCATAAGTTTATAATCAGTCAATTCTTCGCCACCGTCTTGCGAAAAATCTTGTTCGTTATAAACCTTTGTGTCAAAGCACCAACACTTAATTTTAAAGTCTTTATATTGATCCATGATGCCTTTTACTTCACTTAGAAAGATTCTTCCTTGTTCGTCACCTATAGATCCACTCATATCAAAACCAATTGCAATGTCAATTGTTTCTTCAAAGTTCATACCTGGAAGTATTGCACCAACATGCCAGCCTTTACGTGAAGGACGGCTAAATGTATAATCATTTTTAATAGTAGACTGGATCTGTTGTTGAATTATTTCACGCCAATTCATTTTAGGCTCAGTAAGATCTTTTATCATTCGATCTATTTCACCAGGAACATTGCCTGCACCTGCCGCTTGTGCAGCCTGCATCATGCCTTCTTTTATTTCTTCTTTTATTTTACGTAGTTCTTCTTTTGTATACTTTGGTGCTTTACCTTTACCTTTACCTTCGCCTTTACCCTTCGCACCTTGTTTACTGTCTGAACCATCATCTTCCCAATCAATATGTTCGTCTAACAATTCACCTAAATCAGCTAGATTAATTTTTTCGCAATTTTCATATAGGTCATCGTATACCTGTTCAGAACTCCAACCCTCATATTTAAAGTCTTGTATAATAGGAATTTGTGTTACTTTTTCGCCAATACCTTCTCTAACAAGTATATTGTTTACTAGATAATCACAAGCGATATTATGTAATGTAGGTTGACGATCTTCACGTCTTGTTAAATGGTCAAATGCACAATGAAGTATCTCATGTGCAATAACAAATTCGATTTGTTTTTCAGACAATGCATTAAAAAATTGTGTATTGTAGTATAAGTGTCGTCCGTCTGTAGCCGCAGTTGGACACCAATCATCACAAGACTGTATCTTAAGTCTTGTTGCCATATTACCAAAAAATGGATGTCTTAGAAGCAAGCCTACTCTTGCAACAACAATCTTATCAAGAACCTCTTTAGACATTACCTCCAATTCTTCTGGAGTAAGTTCTTTTGGGACAAAACTTTTTGTATCTAGTGCCATAGTCGTCTCCTTATTTTGTACTTATATAGTACATGATATTGTGGAAGATGTCAAGGAAAATGGACATTTTTTTAGGGAGAAATGTCCAAAACTCCATATTTTATGCCTGTTGTGCTTTGGTAACATACTTACCAAAACGATCATGAAACTCATCAAAGCATTCAACTTCGTCTGGATCAATTGGTAGGGCATACTGAGTGAGGGCTAATTTGACACCCATTACAACCAATTCAGTTTCAAAGTTATCCATCATAAAACGTAAAAACCTGTCAACCATGTTGTCAAAGTCTTTGTCGCCTTTGTCGGACGCTTCTTTCAGTTCATAGCAGAGCGAGACCGTTAAGGAATACATGGCACTGATTTCTTTGGTCTGTAGCTCTTTTACCTTTCCTGACAAAATGTCAGTAGGGTTAGGCATTTGTGATGCAACCTTACGGTGTGCAACGAACTTGAGAGCGAGGCCTTCGCCTACACAACCGGACACAAGGTCTGTAGTTGTTTCTTCGTCAAGTTCATCTTCAAGAAGTTCACTCACAAAACTCCATGTTCGTGGAGTAGCAAATGATCTACTTGGAGATTTCGGATCAAAGTCGTATAAGTCTTTTTTACTAAACTGCAAAAATCCTACAACGTCTTTGTGTATTCTGTTGTCTACCGCCCAAGTAAACCAGTCATCAAAATCAACTGCAAGCTCTAAGTGTACAAATCGATTTGAAAGTGGAGCAGGCATTCTATATACAACACCTTTATCTGCTTCACGGTTACCTGCGGCAACAATTAAAACGTTATCTGGTAATACATAATTACCAACACGTCTGTTAAGAATAAGTTGATAAGCTGCTGCCTGTACTGCCGGCGCCGCTGAATTCATCTCATCTAAAAATAAAATAATCCATTTATGTTTTTTTGCCAATTTTGCATCTGGAAGATCAACTGGCGGTGCCCATTTCATAGTGTTATCATTTGCGGCATAATAAGGGATACCTTTGATATCTGTAGGTTCCCATAATGACAAACGAATATCAATTACAAGTGCCTCCATGTAATCACCAATTTGGTGAACGATATCCGATTTACCAATACCTGGAGGTCCCCAAATGAAGATAGGACGTTTCTTCTTCATTGCGTGGGTAATTCGTGTTTTTGCTCTATTTGGGCTTAGTGTGCGAACTGCAACATTTTCCATTTTGTACTCCTTTTCAAAGTCAGTGCCTAATTTCTAACTATATATACAGTATAGCATCACTAGATATAAAGTCAACCTGAATGTTACCAAAAAGTTTAGGATTGTCTTTTCATTGCTTTTACAAGCCCATATTTTCTCAAATCTCCTGCAAAAAGATGCAGTTCTAATGACTTCTTTTCGTCCGTAACAAATATACTTGTTTTAGATAAAAAATATGGACAAGTAATAAACTTGTCAAGGAATATAATGGTTTGTGTTGTAATTGGTTTATCTTTTGGATAAGGAACTTCGTAAAATCTCAAATCTAGCTTTTCTATAAGAAAATCAAAGCCGTCTGATGTAAGACGCAACCCGCCTGTGTCTTTCGACCTAGTGTTTTGCCACCAAAGAGGCATATACTCTTTAAGCGTAGCATCTGTAATAGCTAGGTTTGCTTGTTTTAAGAAAATTTTTGTGTATGTTTCTTTTACGCTCATTCTTTCACTTCTTCACCCTTGGTCAGTTTAATAACTTTAAAATCTTCGCAATTGAACATGTCGTTTAATTTTTCAGCTAGATTGTGTGCATGACCTGGATTAGAAAATGAAACTTTTTTATATTTTGGACCCGGATATTGGGTAAGTGAATTAGAACTCTTTAAATTAAACGGTTTGCCTTTGAAAAATACTGCCCATATGGCTTCAGCGTCAAGTACCTGTTCAGAACGGTAGGTTTTTTTATCAATATGTTCTAATAATACATTTGGCTTTGGTCTACTCATATACGTATCCTTAATTATATACGTATATATTTATCTCTTTTACCAGTCTTTCCCGCCATCCATTTGTACTTGAATGACTTCATCTTCTTGTGGATTTTTTTGAATAAGTTCTTCTAAATTTCCAGTAAGTCTAGCTAACACAATACCAAGTGTGTACGAAAGATTTTTAGCAGTATCTATATCCAGTTTTACGTCTCTAGAGTTACTAGCATCTGCCGCTTTAACCTGTTTTATAAACTGTTCTATACTTGAAGTATTAATCGGTTCTTTTTGCATTAGCTTTACTTAGTGCCTCTCTCATTTCAATCTTTTGTTTGAACGGACCTTTGTATTCATATTTTTCTAGTGTCATCAGTTTAGGACAAAAACTTTTTACCCAGCCTTTGTCAAATTTAATTATATAGTATCCTGCACAATACAAACTTTTTGATTTGAAACTTTTAGTAAAAAGAGGAAGTTTATTTTGTACATCATACAATGTATTGTAAGGAATATTACTGGTAGGATATCCATGTACTTCTTTACTGTCAATCACAGTAATATCTAATTTATTCCATTCAATAGGTTTACCAATATCAGCTGTGACTTCTGATTCTTTATCAAAAAATCTTGTTCCTTTTGCATCACTTAACAGATATTTTTCATCTGATAAAGATAGTGTTGCAACTTTTTGTCCATCATCTTCAAGAATCCAAAATTTTCCATCAATGATTTCTTTAGCTTTTACACCCATATGTTACTCCTTTATTGTTTGTATCTTGCATTAAGCGGTTCAGCATATAGTTGTGCTTGTTCACTTACACGTTGTAAGTCCCACTTTGCACAGAATTTCATTAGTTTCATACCAACTTGTGAAACCTCTTTTGTTTTTACATTTTTAATTTCTTCATCTATAATAGATCTAATTTCACTAGGTTGTGCTGATAAGTCACAAAGTGTGACATTACGGTTATAATCATCTAACACACGATGTTCTACGCCATCATGGTCAACCCATCTTTGTAACATCATGTTATTCCAATTATAACCTTTTGTGTTTTTATCTTCAAATGCTTCTATAAGTCCTACTTTGTTA